TTCCTAATGCTGTGTCTGTGTAAAAACTTGCGATGTTACTGTCAAGTATATCGTCAATGTACAAGTTACTGATCTTAATATTACCTGTACCAGAACTTAGTACGTCCATAACATTAGCAGTGGTTGCAACACCGTTAACACTCACAACGTTAGCGTCTAGTTCATTCCACCCTTGTTTTTCTTGTATGACTGCGATTTCTGTTGTACTGGTGTAGTTGTTCAACACTCTTGCGTTTGCAGTTGAGTTGGATTGTGTAATATAGTCGCCTTCATTGGCACTTATGCTACCACCCAATGACAACGTAACAATACTTTCAATTGGCTGTCCACTCAGCATCATCTCATCACGTGATATGCTTACTACTTTGAATGTTGCATTGTTCTCAAAGTTGAAGTTGTCGTACATGCCTTCAATTCTAATAGGGTCATTTAGATTAAATCCACGATCAACAAAGTCAACCTGTTGTATATTAGCACTGGTAATTTTGTGTCCTGTATAATTAAATCCAATCACATCGCTGGTTAAAGTGAAACTGTTTGCGCCAAACTCCATGCCCTGTACTTTATTGCCTGGGTACCCTGCGCCAAACATCAATTGGTTGATATCTTTACTGGTTTTGCCAAATTCAGGAACATAGTAACTGGTTATTCTGTCTGCGGCACTTAACAGCACATTACCACTATTAATTTCTGTAAAGCGTGTAAAGTCAAACACACTTTCAGAACTTACATTAGCATTGGTTGCTAGGTATGCTGTGTTGTTGTAGAATATGATGTTGCCACTTGTAATATACAAGTTACCATCTATCTGTGTGATGCCATTACTGTTGAAATCATATTGTTGTACATAATTGCCTGCATCATCTGCTACAAACAATCGTGTACCATCGTGTCTCATGTACATGCCAGTCGGATTGGTTGCATCCAAATCTGCTGAATTATTAAGTGTAGCAGTCGATATATCCCATGCAGTTGACAGTGTGTAACTCCATACTTTGTTGTACTGTTGTCCAGTTACAAACAATTCTTTGCCGTCTTCTCTGAAACGCATACCTGTTGGAGTATTCTCTTCACTGGCTACACTCTTGCTTCGTGTACTGTAAGTCGCACTACTTGCTAACCACGGAATACTAAGTTCGTATTCAAACACTGTGTCGTTTGCTGTACCCAACACATACATCCTTGTACCATCTGTACTGAACTCAACACTGGTTGCACTGGTTTCCTGACTGTTGATGCTCACGGCACTAATATTAGCGGCTGTGTTTACGCTCCAAGGTGTAGCGAGTCTATACTCGTATACAGTGTTGTTTGCATCCCCAACAGTGTACATACGAGATCCGTCTTCTCTAAAGAATAAACCTTGTACACTGGTATCTTCTGTGCTTACACTTTGTACTGCAATGTTGCTTGCTGTGGTAACTTCCCACGGAGTTGTTAGTTGATACTCGTAGACACTGTCCGACACGTCACCTGCGACATACATTCTAGTACCGTCAGGTTTAAAATACACATCTGTTACACTGGAGTCTTGCGGTGCAACATTTGCGTTACCATCCAGTTCTATTCTGTTCAAATCATAGCTGTTTGCAAAGTTACCATTTACCACAATAGTATCTTCGTATGCAACGTTTGCGGCCCATGCTGTAACATTACTAGCATAGGTTATTCTATCAAACTTAATAGTACTGTCTATGCTTCTAATGGTGTTGTAGTAAACACCATCATTGTATTCATTTCTTAGTATTGGGTACGCTGTTGCGCCTTCGCCTACGCCATTAATAAAGACATTTGGTGTGGTGGTGTAGCCTGATCCTGGATTGGTTATTGTAATGCTGGTAACCTGTCCGGTTGCAGGATTAACACTAGTAATTGCTTTAGCACCAGTACCACCACCGCCGGTGATATCAACGTTTGGTGCAATGGTATATCTTACCCCAGCGTTCCCAACAATTATATCACTGATTTGCAGTTTATAGTTATCACTGTATTGTTTATATAAATCCTGTGTAAAGAATGTAGAGTCAGAACTTATCTGGATATTTGGAGATCTGTATGCGTTTTCGTCTGCAAAATATTTTGCAGGTATATCAAAATCAGTCCAGGTACCAGTACTGGTATCTAATTTAGAATATGCCGGAGCAAAGTCACGTAGTTTAGTTCTATAAGGCTTTACTTCGTTAATGTAGTCTTGGTAAAAGTACTGATTATCTTTCACGTAGTTTGGTATTTGAGCTAGGCCTCGCAAGTTGTGGAACGCATCAATGAAGCTGGTTTTAAATATCCAGTCTGGGTGTTTCTGTTCTTCCATTATGAAGTTTATCAGTGCGAAGTACAAATTACTTTTTTCGCCAGCAAGATCATTGATTAGTATTTCGTCACCAACAGCATTGAAGATGTTCAATAGTTCAATGCTAGCCTGCGGATCAAACTCAGAGGAATCAAATACTTCGCTGTCAAACCCAGAACCAGTTGTGGCTGAATACAAAGACGTACTCAAAGTAACTGTTGCATTTTCTGCGGCAATTAATGAAAGTGTTCCGTCTGACTCAACTCTGTAGATTATGAATTTACCTGATCCATCATCTAGTACTTTAACATAATCGTCTTGTGCCAAAGTTAAAACTTGTATGTCACCGTATGTGTTAACAGTGTAATTAATTTCATGTCCAGTTACATATGTACTGTCGTACCAAGTAGTAGGTGTCCATAATAAATCAGTTTTAAAAGCCTGTATACGATTTAGTTCAAACTCTCTGGTTACGCCATTGAATCTATACAAAGTCCACTTACCATTGTAACGACTATCAACAGGAATCAAGATCAAATAACCATCTGCAAAATCTGTGGTATCAACATATGACAATTCTGTAAACGAATTTACTTGGGAATCAAATACCAAAGGAGTTGCTTGGTTGAGATAAAGACTCCCTGCGGTCCGTGTTAATAACACAGGATTTTTAATTAATATGCTATTTGCTGTGATTACAAAAGACTCAACAGCACCTAACCTATTAACAAACACACTTTGCAATGGAGTATTTAATACGCCAATCTTGTTTTGCGCATTGAGTCTAGGATCAGGAACAATACTACCGTTGCTGTCAAACCCAGCTAAACTATCTCTAATTTTGTTGGTTATTCGTTTCGGAAATAATGATAAAGGGTTTCCTTTTTGTACAAGAGTATACTCGTTGTGTATAAGATTGTCATTATCTACTATGGCGTTGTCTATGTGTAAAACTACATCAGTTCCAGTTAAGACGTCGCCAACGTTAAACACTGCTATACTGTTAGGAGCCAATGGTGCAAAGTAACGAATTCCTTGATCCTTTGGGTTTGCAATATAAGTTTCTAATATGCTAGTGCTTAATCTTCTTAGCGATCTGTTAACATCTACGTCAGTTCGACCTCTTACCCAATAATAAAACTTTTGAACAATTACACCTGTTGCTGGGTCAACTGTGGTTAATGTAGTATACGCAGTGTCATCTTCATGCTTTGGTATACCGTTGCCACCAGCTGATACATATTGACTCGGTAAGGAGTTGCTTTCTACCCATTCATAAATTGCAATCTCGCTGCCTGGGAATAAATTTCCCCAATTTTTTTCTCTGTAGCTGAGACTTCCTTGTTCGTAATCAATGAAACTAGCAATACTAGTATCCCACCAGGTCCTGCCTACCTGATTATCACTCCAGTAAAAACTTCCATTAACAATAATATTTGCCGCTGTCCCGTTGTTGTAGGTAGCTGGATCATAGTCTTCCCTGTGATCAATTTCTTGATCAACTATTCCAAGTATCTTTCCTTTAGCAGGGTCTAGTGTATCCAAGAAATTAATAATGTTTTGCGAGACCTTGTTGTAGATGAATGCACTGTTTACAGCATCAATTGCAACTCTTGGCTCTTTGTATCGTAGCAAAGACCAACCACTTGTGCTGTTTTCGTTATAATAGCTGTATACACTTCCTCCGCCAGCAATGAGCTCTGAGTCATTGATTGCACCAACTGCCATTATATCGTTTACAATAGCAATGTCTGATCCAAAACTAAATCCTGTTTCAATATCTGTGCCTGTTAGTTTTTGAGAGAATGCAAACAGTGAAGGATTTGCTGGAGTTGCAAATGGATTGCTCATCAAATCATATATGTACACTCCGCCGGAATCTTTTACCAAAGAAATAATAGTGGTAGTTCCAGAATCAAATGTTGTTTGTGCTAGTGCTTCAGCTGACGATGCATCGTTAACATACTGAGAATCACTGGTTGATGCAGTTTTTACGCTAAACTTATCAAATGTTGTGATAATCATTATGTCAGCACCATCGCTTCCAACTGCCAGTTTTCCTACACCTTGGGATAAGCCAATTGCACTAGCAAATCTTTCGCCTGTATTATTAGGGTGTATTATAATCTGAGCAAACTTGTACAGTTCTAGACCTAGATTTGCAATTGCTGTACTGCCGCTTGCAGTCTTAATTGATAACTTTTCATTTGCAACCACAACATCGCTGGTTAGTTTAAGTTGTGTAGTATCACCATTGACTACAGTTTCGGCAGTAACACCAGGAATACTTGCGTTGTTAATTTGTGCGACCACATGATCAAGAGTAGTTAAATTGAACTCAACGTATCGGTCGTTGATTATAATTGCATCACCTGGAGTAACTGTTGGTGTAGTAACTACATCACCTACCTTATATTCTCCAGTTATTTCGCCAAAGATTCTACCAACATTTAGGTATCTATGCACTGCTCCTCGTTGATAAGGGTCTGTAAAGTATTCAGGTGCTGTGGCATACAGGTTGCAGCCAGTGCCGCAAATTTGCAACTTTGTACCAAAACGTTGTCCAACTTTGCCTGTGCTACTAGCGTTGATGGTTTGATCTAACACAAATTGATTTGTTTCAAATCTTAATATTTGTCCAACAATCGGCACTGCAAAAGCGTTGAACTGTATAGACTTTGGAGCGACGGTGTAATAATCAGTATCTCTTACTAATTCAACATCATTTAGTGTTGCTCTAATAAAATCAGTACTGAAATCATCAGGGGCTGTGAAAGTTGAGCTTATGCCGTCTGTAGTAAATTCAGTGATAGTTCTATGATAGATATATGTAGAACCTTCTTTTTCTACGCTGTTTACAGTCCTTTGGTTAGCGCCGATTGCAACAACATCGCCGTATCTATTTGTGGACAAAGACACACCAAAATTAGTACTTGCTGTTCCAGCAATGGTGCCAATTAAGGTATAATAAAACTGTCTTTTTACAATACTGATTTGCTCAAGATTTGCAGGAACAGCACCAGCATCAAATGTAATGTTACTGCCGCTTACTGTATAATCAATGGTCGGTAACTTCTCTAAATCTGACGCAACAACAGGAGTTACAATCAAGTCAATTGCATTGTCTGAACTAAAGCCCAGAGCGAACGTTGTTGTTGAGCCATCACCTGTGATAGTTTCTGACTCAACAGTTCTAGTTTGTCTAGCGTAGCAGTAAATTTTATCGTCGCCCGGTTCACCAACATAAAGATATATACCATCTCTGCTCATTGCTAGTGACTGTCCAAACTTGTCTGCCGCTGATCCAACTGGATTTGTAATGATCTGTTGTAGTACACCTTCGAAGTACACATACACGACACCCTGATCAGACACACTGCCAGGAGCGCCGACTGCAAAATGACTGCTACCGTTAGCAATAGCTTCGCCGAACCCAGCAATTCTGTTGTTTGCACTTGCTGTGAATGAAGTTGCAACGTTCCATGTATCTGTTGAAGATCTCAAGAAACTTGTAGCTCGTCCTCTGCCTGACACTGACCCTGGCGAACCAACATACAATATTTGTCCTGTGCTATGGTCTAGGTCTACGCTGTAGCCAAAGTTATCGTTGCCTGCTAAATTGCTTACATCAAGTGTTACTTTGTCGTTATTGGCCCACGGACTGGTTTTGTTGTACACACCCCAGTTGCCGTTGGTATCCAAATTTTCTACCCAAACTTTGTCATTTTCCTCCCACCCAGTTACTGGCATAACAGACTCAATCAATTTTGGTGTGTCTATTTTTAAAGTAGTAAACACAAACAACAATCCGCTTCCAACAACTGTTTGTTCAGTAATAAGGCTCTGCAAATTTTGTTCTATTGTGATTGTAAATCTTGTTGTGTCCACAACGGTGTTTACTTTGTACACACCGTTGAACCTACTGTCGAAATTTTTAATCACAACAAGATCATTTACACTGAGTCCATGATTTTCGTTTTGTACTATTTCGGCCTGATCATCTGACGTGTAACGCATTGCGAATGTTAGACCATCTACTAGACTTGCTCGATAAACATTCCAATTTTTTGTGAAGTCTCTTGCTGTCCAAAGTTTGTAGCCTGTACCAATATCATCAACAACCGAACTTAACTCATTGTAGTTGTTTAAATCAAAAATTGTTTTATCAACATCATCAAGATTAACAAATCCTGCTACCGGTAAAGGTTTTAACAGTACAGGAACAGCAAGCGATTCAGTACGCAAGAAGTTAGGGTTGTATGTTCCATATGATTTGTAGATACTTTGTTCGTCGTAGGATACAATATCTGCTTGTGCTGTTACACCTGTGCCCAAGAACTGTATTGATGCTGGGTTACTATCTACTAGTGACTCGCTTAGTTCTACTTCGACAAAATTATTAGTATCCAGTGCCCCGTACTCACCGGCTCGCACCGCCCAGTTTTCGTAATAAGTAAGATCAGTATCTAGATCTCCAAACACTGCTCCTTTTAGTGCGGTCAATGCGCTATCAGTACCTTTGTGTTTGATAAGGCCTTGGTAAAATTTACTCTGTGTTGTTGTGCTGATTCCTAGATTTGTAAAATACTGTCTATCTCTAAAACCTATTAGACCGTTGCTGAACAACTGTATGTCTTCATTCAACGGCTGGTTATCAATATCGTAATACTCAATGCCTTGCTGTGCGTTTGTAGCAAAGTTATTGACCATACCTGCTCTTAATTCTGATTCAGGAATCTGTTTCCAGAAGTTTGTTTGAAAGTCTGGACTTGCTGTAATGTTCTGCAGTGCAGTATAGAAATTTTCTTTGTTTTTTACAATAGTGCCTTTGAGATAGTCTCGTCCCGACTGCCAATTAGCAACCTTATCACTACTGAAGATAAACCCAGGTAATTCTAAACTACCATTCCACCCAGTGGTCTTGGCTCCTACAGCTCTAATTCTGTACTGTCTATTTCCTAATTCAGGAACATAAATTATATCATTGAAGTCAGTAACATTGTCGAGAACCAATAAATGCTCATATTGAACAAGACTCAGTTCAGCAAAGCCAACTGTTTGCTCTAAATTAGAATTAAAAGTAAAAAGATTGTTTTCTCTACTAACAGTAAAGCCACTTGACTTGATAGGAGAGAAGTTCACATCCATTACTCTGTTGCCAAACGGAGTGTTTGTAATTTTATCAACAATGGCGCTTTGGTTGTAAACTTTTAGACTTGTTGATACTGGACTTAGTACCAGTACACTACCTTCGCGCCAGCCTTGGCTAGTCCAATGCAAGAACTCTTTTGCGCTTAGTATCCAATCTTTTTGTTGTGCTAGATCCTTATCAAAGTCTTTGAACACAAAACCTTGAGCAATTAATCCTCGTTGATAACCTACTAAAAAATCAACTACCTGCTGTTTGGTGTTAAATTCGAATCCGTACGGAATAGTAAAGCGTGATTTTTTAAAGTCGCGATATATCACTCCACGTTGTTCGCCCGCAGTGATTGCATAAGCATTGTTGTTTGGCTCACTAGGTATAATACTAAAGTAAGGGTTTGTTAAATCGTATCCACTAACAGTATATCCCCTGGCACTTTTTTGCACAATAACTGCACTGTAAGTGATTTTGTTTAGCGGACTTCCTTTGTACAGCTCTAAGCTGTAGTTTTCGTCTGGGATAACAATACTGTCATTGACACTAGTGGGACTGTTCTGTTCAGCCAACAATTCAATATATTTTTTATCAGTGTAGCCAGCAAACTTGTATGTTAGTCTTACGTCCAATGCTTTGAGGTTGTCTTTTATTACGGTTGATGCGCTGGCAACACCCAAGTTTTTCACATAGTCTCTGATCCAGTTAATATAGCCTGCTGTTCTTTCAATTGTGCCACTAGCATTAGTATAACCATGTACTAAAATTGTAGTTGGTGTAATATGTTGGCCAAATGTATCTACCTCGAACTGAGCAGTCCAAGTGTTTCTTTTATAATTTCGTACATTGGCTTGCAGGCCAAAATATCTTCCTGGTTTAGCTAGTGCTAGAGCCAAGTGCATCATAAATGGAAATTCACTGCTACGTCTCCAGGCTGATTCAGCAGGACCTATATCTCCGACTGCAAAGCTAGAATTAGCTAAACTACTATCAAAGTCCCTGACCAAAATTTGTTCTGGACTGCGTAATGCTCCAGCATCATCTACTGGTATGAACTGTGCAAGATTGGGACGTTGATATCTCAGGTCGAATCCAGCACGATCGCCATCATGTATATAACCTAAACTGAGATCACTCCATAGCACTTCGTTGCCCCCAGTGTACGGTGCTGGACCGTACCTATTTTCCCACCAGGTTGGCTTTTCACTAAAGCCTAACATTTCCCATGGATGTGTATGCGGTCTATCAGTGTCAAAGAAGTGTTTGTACACAGCTCTCCAACTGCCTGGCAAACTTTCACCGTTAACCACATCAGTAAAGTTCTTATAGTTCCAAGTGAAAGGATCGCTTGCACTAAATGTGTTATTGGTAGAAAAATCTATTCTGTTTGTGCCTGCCCAAGCTAAAAATCCTTGACTTAGAATTTGATTAAACTCTAGTCTGGTGTAATCTGTTGTTCTAAACTTGCCCGGTTCATAATCGTCTAGATTGAAAGTTGTTGGATCATAAGTGGTTTTAATATTGTTGTAGATCCTACGTTCCAACTCAATCAACATGTCATCTCTGAAGTCATCGAATGCAGGTGTTAAACTGCCATCATGTCCTTGAATAACATTTGCTGTGGTCCTGAGTGTGTTGTCGGAATATTTTTCTGGGTAGAACTTAGGATACATTCCCATCTTAGTAGGAGTTTCAGGTACCCAACTACCGTCGGTATTGTTGTACTCTACTATATTAATAATATCATTAAACAACAACCTAAAACTACTAGTAAATGTAATAGCTGGTCTGTCTGTGTTGAACGTATAGTCTTTGTCTTTAATCAACAAAGTCTTTGTAGTAACATTGTTAACAGTTCTAGTCAGGTAAACAAGTACAGCCTTGTTACTGATTATTGTATCATTAAAAATTCTGGTTATTTCGTAACTTAGCACTTCGGGATCATAAATGGTGTATGCAGGAATCTCAACAACCTCGTTGGTTCCGTGGGGAACCATGTCACTGTAGTACCAAGGGAAAGTTTCGTTTTTAACTTCATGCAACTTATTAAGGACAGCGTCAACCCCAGTGGCAATGTTATTACGATCAAACTCCAAGTTTGCAGACAGTTCCAGGAACTTATCTTTAAACTTTGAATATTCTCTATTAGCAAGTCTAATAGACTCAACAAAATTCATTGTTGGATGATTCAAAAACAGATTACTGTACACTGCTGGAGAACTATGTTGGAGTATAATACCACCGTTGTTTCTATATTCAATGTCTCTGAGGTTGCTGTCTCCTGGAACACTGCCAACAACATTTAGTGTATTATTTTTTAATCCAACAAGATGATTGCGCATCTGCCCGAGTGTTAGCAATGATAGATTCTTATTAAGACTGTTAACATCAAGACTGTCAGGCACTTCGTAATATGCGTTGTTAGACACAGTATTTTTATTGAAAATTGTAATAAAAATTGCATCATCTAGCGCAAGTAAATCTGCATTGATTAGAATTGCGTACTTGTCAACTACCTGTGATGTAGCAAAGTTTCCAGGTGCAACAATTTTGCTATTAATATAAACTTTGATGTTGGGTTGATTTATGCTTGTGTCTGGTAGGAAATCAACTGGAAACAAGTTTGTGCTACCATCGTAGGTAAACTGGTATTCCTGATATTGTCTGCTAAAGTTTTTGTTGATTGTCCAAATGTTCTCACGTTGAACTGTTGTTGTGGTTATATTTTTTTGTAAATATCCGCTGTTAACTTTTACACTCTGCACTGCACCAGTGCTCAGTAAGTAAGTAAATTGGTCGCTATCAAAATTGTTTGAAAACTGAATGTCACCTTGTGTAGCAAAGTTTTTATAATCTAACGGAAAACCCAATACTGGATCATTCACAGTTCCAGGACCCCTACTATAAGAAAATATCTTTGTTCCAGCAAATGAAGATTCTGAATAGGTTAACCTATTTGAGAAACTGATACCGTTTGTATCTATAACATCATACAACGGTTCTTGAATTACTGCTGTTTTTTGTTGTGAGCTGACCCACAGCGTTCCGTTATAATGCCACTGTTTACCACCGTTCTCACCGTAAAGAACAACAACAGTATTCCTGTCAACAACATCAGCATCTGTGGCTTCAACAATATATGCTTTATAGACATTACCTGGCGACTCAACTGCTAATTCAATTGAAAAATTATAAATCTTATTTCTAACATCATTGTTGGTATCACTAGCAAATATTACTCTGTCGCCATCTGTTAAGGTTAAAGTGCCGACTGTAAAAGTTGTTGTGTCTACAGAAACTGCACCATTTACTTGTGTAAATGCATTTGTTACAGTTGTGTCAAGTTGATCAACTGCTAGTTTTGCTACAGCCCCTGAGTTGTGCAACTGGTAATCACTGTTAAACTCAATAATCGGTCTTTGTGCTCGCTGGAATTGGTCCAATATCAAATCGGTTAAATTATATTGAGAGACTTTTTTAAGTACATCTGTGTGTACCCAGCGATTTGTTCTACTCCACGGATTCCGGTCAATACTGGATCTGTTTATTGTGAAATAATTTGGAGTTGCAGGTTGTAAATAAACCTCAAGTCTTGCGCCTGAACCTGTGCCGCCAGTGACTGTAACTGGGTTAGTAGGCAAAACAGAATAGTCTCCCCGTTTAACAATATCAAAAGTACTTACCGCCCCTGATGTTGGCGGATCAATAGTAACTGTTGGGATCGCAGGGAAATCAACTCCTGCGGCTGTTACTGTTATACTTGTAACAACTCCAGCTGTGATTGTTGCAGTAGCACTAGCATTTGTACCTGCAGAATTTGTACTTATAGTAACGTCCGGGGCAGTTAAATATCCTGACCCACCGTCGACCACTTCAACCGAAGCAACGCCGGCTGTGGTTGAGTCTAAAGTCGCTGTTGCTGTTGCTGTGTTTGCTTCAATTGCACTAACCACTGCTGTTGCCGCTGTGGTGAAAGTTCCACCTTCTANAGTGACACGATCGCCCACAACATAGCCTGTTCCGCCGTTGATCACAAAACTGGAGTTGATATCTTCGATTGGAATCAATTCTGATTCAGCAGTTAATGATATGCTTGTTCCTACACCTTCTACATAATAGGTTTTATTTTGGTATGCTGTAGTGACTGACGCATCAAACTTGATCTTCATACCGTTGGTAAACACTATGCCATTTGGACTGGTGTAGTTGATTTTTCCTACAATCTCAACATCGGGATCAATTATATTGGTAATAGGATCAACTACACTGATAAACCCAACAGCGTCTGAATCAAACGAACTCTGATAGTACAGTACTGGCAAAGGGGCTGTGATTTGCGGTATTTGGTTATAGACATTCAACCGCTTAAAGAACTCGTTACCAGCATTGGTTTGTCCGCTTACTACACGTACTTTATTTTCGTCTGTAACTGTTATTGCTTGTGTAAGCAATATACGATCATCGCCATTTGAGTCAGGCACAATCGTTATGTTATAGATGCTGGTTCTTTCTGCTAATGGGACCAAGTTGTTTTGATCAAAATAAACAACTCCATCAACTGTTCGAGTAGTGTTTACCCAAAAAGCATCATCAATATACTGTGTAGTAACAAATATAATTTGTGTACCATCAAGATACTTAACTGGTCCATCTACCCCTCCAAGGGTGTCGATTAATTCTTGTGGTTTGGCGCCTTGCACTTGATTGTATGCAAGTGCAGTAGCATAATCAGCATTTCCAGCAACAGGCATCGAAGTATATCTTACCTGAGCATCTTCAAGCGGAACAGTAAATGTAACTGTGCCTTGGTCCTCGCCATTGTTAGTAACGCCCAGCACTGATCTTGTGGTTTGATTAGGCAGATCAGGGTTGATGCCATCCGACCCAGGCTTGCTTTGAACAAAAAACTGATTACCGGGCTCATTAATCACAAACTTGTACACACCTCCACGAGCTAATGTAATCTGTGGATTAGGAATATTTTCGTTGTCTGTGAATGTATATTCGTTTAGCGTTGGGTTGTAAGATACTGTGTAAGTTTTTTCTGTGGGTATGTCTGTAGCAGATACTTGTACACTATCCGGCCCTTGCGGTAACCAGTAGTACTGACTAAAATTTACAAACTTGTCAAGATCAACCTTGGGATTATATGAATAATATTCGTTATCGAATAAACGATTTTGGTTGTTATTAAGACCACCATAATAGCCTACTTTGCTTAGTGTATCTTGATATGTGGTTGCAAAGTCTATTTCGCTAGTGGTTGCGTTTTGTATTACAACACTAGGTTCTAGTTGGTAATCCTGTCTTTCGGTTGTTGGCTCTTGTATATAACTGTCTGATGATTTAAATGTGGGAGCTAATTTTCTACCAATATATCCATCAATCTTTCGAAGATCGGGTTCGCTAACCAATTGGTCAAGTGTAGCGTTTAGAAACTTTTTATTTGTATTAGTTTGAAAAACCTCAGGTAAAAACCGATGAGTCTTAAATACAGCCATTACATGTCCACCTATGTTCTATTAAGTTGCCCTGCTGTGATAGCAGAGATAATTTGTACATCACTTACTGTCGCGGCACTAACAAAAATTTCGTTAGCTTCTGCGTTTATTTGATATAGATCGCCAAACGAATTGTTTGTTGCAGTTGGTACAATGATTATACTGCTAACGTCAGGTATCAATTGCCCGTGCAAATAAGCACTTAACTCGCTAAAATAAAATGTTTCACCAAAATCCCAGTTAGCAGTAGCAAAGTAACTGTTGATAGCAGAAATGACTCGACTCTTTATTTCATTATCGCTGACAGTAACTGCAGGATTTTTTACAACCTTGAATGTGGCTCGAAGAGCTGAATCAGCTTTGGCTCCAAACAAAGGTTTAAAAGTTGCCGCATTGTAAATTAAACTATCACTGATTGTTTTGTAAGATTCAATACTACCAAAACTAACACTCAGCTCGGATCCAGTAGGTTTAACTGGTTCTGCTACAGTGTTGCTTGTGTCTGTAATATATGCAGAGTACTCTGTGCTGTAGTCAGCAGTAAGCAAGTACAAGTCTATTAGATTATTAGGACTTGGATCAATTCTTCTATTATTTGGTGCGTTGTGTGTATACTGGAACATGATATCTTGTCTACCATTGCGGGCAATATAATTTGTTGCCTGTGTCAGTGCTGTACCAGATGTTTCGTAGAATTTGTTTTCTGTATAAGCATAAAAAATAGTCCCAGCTGTATACAAGGACAACTTGTCCAGGATAGCTGTTTCTGTTGCATAAAGAGAAACAATATCAGTTCGGTCAACTGGATCATATGTTAAAAAGTTGTTCTCATTGAGAGATTGTACAAAGTACACATATTTGGTTGCAGGATTAGTATCTGGGTCTACTAATGTTTCAAATAGATCTGGGTCGTCTGGTACACCGTCGAGTTCATCGTCGGGAAATGTAACAAGTATTTTTCTATTGTCATCAAACCCATCAGACTGTATTACCTTGTTGTCTATTCTCCAGGTTTGACTATAAAACAAACTACCTGCACTGTCAGGTAATGTGTTGTTACGTAATACTTTAATACCATCTTGTATAGTTGTTGCTGTTCTACTATCGTAAACTTTTACATCAGGATCAAAATAAAATCTTGTTTCTTTTTCGCTTTGGAAAAAATATTTAATACCACGTGATTGTACAGTGTACTCACCGTTAGCAAATGACAACTTCAAGAACCAACTGTTGTCTAATCCTGTTCCGGTTATACTTCCTGCACTGGTTAGACTGAAATCTCCTGTTCCAAGATTTGATTCATCAACAATTTGCCAGGACATTTCAGTGACATCGTACCTGAGTCCAAATGTTTTATAGCTAAGAATATTGTTTGCTATTTGTGTAACCAGTGTGGTCGGCCAGCTGGATTTAAACACTGGAATAACCTGTGACACGATTGCAGTTGATGGTACATCAATACTGAGGATTGCATTTCCGATCCCCGGAGTTGGGTAGGAGATTATACTAGCCCAAATAGTTGTTCTTTGATATTCTGTTGTTGGTGTACCTGTTTGCAATTGATTCTGTGCATCAAAGTATTGCCCACCAGGTGCTGTAAACTTTACTAATGCTCCTTGTGTTAGGTAAGTGTAGTTGTTTGATTCAAACGTTCCTTCGCTTCTGCCGCCTGAACTTAATAACTTGGCCCAAGTTGCTGTAGGCACTTGCCTGGTAGCTGTTTTGTAGTACAGATGTTTTGCTTCTGTGGTCGATATTAAACTTTGCAGAGTATTCTGCACAATAAAGTTAACTTCGCTACTGCTGGTGAATTGAAATACAGTATTGGTACTTTGGTCTTCGTCGTAGATTATACCATCTTGTGCAATAATATTTGTGCTGGAGTAGTTGCCAGTTGGATCAATAACGTCAAGGTATCGACTGATTCCTGAACTTGTTCTATTAACTGCTTTTGCTTTAACCACGTTACTAAATGTTGTGTAGGGAAGAATATTATAGTCTTCGCCTGACACCATACGATTTTGTGTATAGTATTGCTGTGGTGCTTTTGTTCTTATATCTTCAAGTGTTTCTCTTGCATTGGCATTGGTTACTGTGTACTGCAATGCCGCACGTACTGTGAGTGTTTCGGGTCTTCCTGTTCTTCCTCTATATGGAATGTTAATAGTCACACTGCTCATTTCGTCAGGTGTGATCTTATAGGTCAAGTTGTTAGATGCTCTATAGAAAAGTCTAAAGTTTCCAATTGGGATATTAGTAAAGGCACCATCACCAAACACCAAGTCAATTTGATCATCAGCTCTGGTGGCAACACTGTACAAATCTCTTTCGCTTGTTTCGTTAAAGATAACATTAACAGCATTAACGGCTGGTACTTGTGTCCATTCTGTGTCAACAACTCCGCTGGATAATAACTTGCTGAGCCAAATATCTGTGTTGTTGATATTATTAAAGTTAACACTTACAGTTCGATTTGGTAAACTGTCAGCAATAGAAAAATCTAGTTTTTTCAGTTCACCTTGTTTAAAGTAAAAGAAGTAACCAGTGTCGTTGGACCCGTTGCCTTGGTTGTCATTACGATACAGTATATTAAACTGTCCGTTAGGGTTAGGTGAGTTTTCGTATACAAATTCTTTGTCTGCTGTGGTGGCACTAACCACCTCAAACGGCGTGGAAATACCGGCTACACTGGCTGTATATGATTGCGTAGGAATTATGCTGTTTACTAATTCGACTGTATACTCGCTTGTAGCAACTCCGTTTATGTCTTTGCTACCTCCCGGTTTGCCTATAGACTGCTGATCTACCAATGTTGCATTCAGTATCGCGGTAAACTGTTCTAGCCAGTTTTCATTTGTGCTGTCGTTCCAAGTAACCAAAGTATTGCTGAGATTATTACCTAATCCATCAAACACTGTTTCTGAAGTTTGAATGCTTTCAAACTTTATGAATCCTGACGCAGGTATGTTCCTTTTTGGATTATAGCTAACAAGCCTGGCCAACTTGAGAATGCTATCTCTGCGTTCTGCTGTGTCTAGAAAGTTTTCTCTAGCGTTTAGATCTGTTCTAAATGCTAAACTTTGTCCAAGGAATGCAATTAGATCAATAAGCGCAACGTACTCGCTCGACTCTGTAAAGTCGTTAAAGTCTTCTGGATAGTAAGTACGCAAGTACTCAATCATGCTCTTACGGATGGTTTCGAAATCAAAACTTTGAAAATCAGCTTCTCTAAAAGTTTGATAGATTTTGGTCCAATCTTCTTGAACCAGTAAATTAGTTTGTCGTGTAGTAGTAGCCATATCTCATTAAATACCTGTTATTAGGTATTTATGGTATTTAAAAACGGCTTATATTATAAAATGCTCAGGTTGTTTGTGTTGGAATTAAACGCTAAACTAAGACGATCTGAAAAGTTTCCTGGCAGGAATGTCAGATCAATCTGTATTTGTAGCCCATGTTCGAATTCGTCCATGAGCACACTGTCAACTCGCAGTCTTGGATCTGATCCTGCTATGACTCGTACATCTTCTACTATCACAGCCTTGGTATCTTCTGTGAGTGGCTCATACAGCATTTTCCAGATAATACTGCCAAATGCTGGGTTCATCAGTTTTTGTCCCTTTTCTATACTGAAATGATTTATTAGGTCACGCCTAACAAGTTCATAGTCAGTCAGACGGAACTTTTTCACTTGATTTACTGTACTAAAACCTTTGTATCTTGCTACCATAACTGTATTTACTCTTTTTATGTTTACTGATTGCTGGTTTTTACTGCATACTTGCCGGCATTAAAAAACAGGGAACCTGGTCTACCTTGACTGTCTACTATTACATCTGCTTGGACTTTCCATTCTTTTACTTTAGATGCTATCAACGAAGTGTAAACTGATGTAATACTATTATTTAAGATAGTAATGTTTGCTCCAGCCGAACCAATGGCTGTCACTTTGGGAAGGCCACTTATATTTGAAAACAATGCACGTTGAACATTCTGTGTGGTTCTCAATGACGCGGCATTTAGATTCTCAACTGTTGCGTACAACTTCCTTTCGTTTAGTGGAGTTGCCGAAGTTATAGTAAAGTCACCAGCAATATCAGCAATGCCACTATCAACATATTGTTGGTATGCTGTGTCGGCACTGCCCAAATAACTCAATGTGTTTGCCAGGTTGATAGCAAGATTTGCTGTTCGAGCTATAACGTAACTCAGATCTGTGTTACGCAATCTTGCCACTGTGCCTGTTGCAATGTTACTGGTAATTGCTTTGCCTAATCTAAAGGTGCTGTTGTTGGTGGTATCTGTCATGGTGTGTATTTCGTATATACCATTATAAGTTCCAGCACCTGACACCTGTACCGGTAATCCTTGCACAAACAGTGTTCTTAATCCTGTTGGGGACACATCACTTAGTGACTCGTTTGCGCTACCAATACTGCTAACAGGATATTGTGCTGAACTGGTAACAGTTCCTGTGTCCACAGTAACAGCAATGTTTGCATTGCCAGCTTGTTGATTAGTATAATCAAATTCGTATAAATTAATTACATTACCAACAGTTTGGGTTCCGTTAAGTGTAACGTTAGATGATGTTGCTACTGTTACAGTCCTCCCTGATCCAAAACTGTGTGCCACAGGGTGTGTGTTTATAAACGCAACATTACTAACTCGAGAAACATTAGCAGTAATATATACTTCGTTGGGTACGGTAAAACTTGTGCGGTACGTGGATATATGATCCTGGAACTGGTGAGCAACTGCAAGGAATCCAGCGACAGTATCACCAGTGTCACCTACTACAATAACTCCTGCGTCTATACATGCTTTGTACTGCTCAGTTAGGTATCTTTCCATTATGCTGTCCTGCACAGCTTGATTGCTCAGGAACGTGGCTATTGAGTCTATACCATCTTTGTTTGTCCATACTTCGCCGTTCTCATTTATATAACCATAGTTGATTAAGGTTTTTATATGCACAGCATATCTGCCAAATCTAGGACCCACAGTGTAAGCAAGATTGTCTCCTGTTTCCATAAATGCAATCTGTGCCATTAATGCCTTGGCACTGCTTCTACGCAAACCTGGTATACCAGACTTTATACTTTCTATTGCAACGCCAAGAGGGGCGCCAGGCAAACCCAGGTTACTCTGCGGTACCAAGCTATCAGTTGGTGGCGATTGTTTTGCTACTATTATTCCTTGATCTGGGATGGCCATCTAGATATCCTGTTGTTTTGTGCTGGGTTTGATGACACCATTATTTTGTTGTAGTTCGCCTGTTTCCCTTGACCACGGTTCATGCGTTGGAGTAAAGGTTGCTATGCTTGCAAGTGTGCTGGCTTCATCGATTACCCAACGATTAATTTCGGTATCATACTTGACATTTTGCTTTCGGTACTGTTCCAATGGTGCTACACGATCTGGAACATCAACGGCTTTACCTGACGTATTCAAGTGTACCTGTGTACCAGTTAACCACAGTTCGCCTTGGCCAACTGTCCACCCACTGGTTGTGCCTGACTTGATCTTGATCTGACCGCCTACTCTCAAGTCATACCTACCAGCATCCATTAAATGCTCGTTGGCAACACGTTCGCGTTTTTGTTGTGCTTGTACTTCTATGTTCTTTTCTGCAAAACAGTTGATACTGTCGCCGGCTTGTATATTAACATTTGCATCAGCATGCAGGTCAATATTCAACTCGCTACGCACACTTAGTGTTTTAGCACTGTACACGTTTACTGCACCATTTGGAGTCAGCTCTACGTAAGCATTGCCTTCTTTGTTAGTGATATAAATGATATTTTCCGTATCATTCATTAGTATAGTATGCCCGCCGGCAGTGCGCAATCTTACCAGATTGTTATCACCATACACATCACCGTCATCCATAACCAGTGTGTGTCCACCTTTACGAGACGTAGGATTGTTGGTGCTTACTGTTGATTCTGACTTGTTGAGTTCTGCATCAATTAAGTTTCTAGTTTTCTTTTGATCTTTGAGATCGTTAACAGCTCGACCAGGTGTACTAATTCCAAAAACCGCACTAGGTGTCTCTCTTTGACTACTACTGGTTATTGTGCCTCTAACTGGGTCGGTTTCCAATCCTTGTTGAATTACTGTTTCTGCTTGAAATGAGTGTACAACTTTTGGCCGACTGAGGTAGTCCGGTCTGGAATCTATTTGTGAGTTATTGAGATTCAATTCGCTACTTGGTAGATAGATATTTCTTTTGGTAAGTCCCCTATTGGTCGGATCCAACTCCGGTGGGTAAACATATTGTCCTCTGTCACCATCCGGAAAGTCCCGACTTCTAGCGATTCCAGGTATCATGTGTTTGCTTTGACTATTGGGCACACATGCAAACCAAAAACCTCTACTAGGATCTCCTGCTACAAATGTACACAATACCTGATTGTTTATATCAGGTGGAACAGCCCAAAAGCCATATGTTTGTTGTTCTGTTCCAAAATTTGCTGCCGCGTTACTGGCTAGGCCGGTGGTTCCACCATAAAAAGGACTAGCATACGTTACTGTCCACCAACTACTCGAGTCAGTTTCGTCGCCGCCTAGGTCAGGCACATAAACCTTAAGTCGTCCAAGTCTTGCAGGATCGGAATTGCTTTTAACAATACCAATATAAGGTCCTGCATCTAGTTTGATGCCTGGAGTTTGGTCTTTGTCGTATGAGCTGGATACTCGTCGTGGGTTAAAAAAGTCTGCCATATTATTCTTCTACCGGATTGCCCTCTTCGTCGATGATCTGTCCTGAGAACAGTTCGTTTATTGTGCCAATTTCTGTTTCGAATTCTGTGTTAGCAATGTTGTTTACTGTTGCTGTAATCTGTTGTTTATTCAAATCAATAATGCTAGTAAGACCTGGTATCTGGCCTACACCTTGTCCTTCAGCAACTCCTTGTCCGTCAATTGGCTCAATTGGCGCTGTTGCTGATTCAGCGAATGCCGGTGCTACACGGTCAATGTCCGCTTGGAATGCCCCTGCAGATTCTTCAGTATCGCCAGCTAATCCTTGTGCGCCAGAATCACTCCTGTCAAGACTTGACGCTTGCGGCTGGGAAGATTCTGTTGCTTGCGCTGTTGATCTAGGTGTTCCACCGTTGTCAACTGGATCCAGTGTAACAGAACCATCCTGTGCATTTTCTTCAACAGTGCCTTCGCCTTCTAATAGATCATTAGGCATCTTAATTATATCAATCATTTGGGTAAATTCTCCTTTTTTGAATTGATTAGACACTGTTACTACTTTATATACTCCGCTAAATGATGCGTTTAATTTTCTTCCGTTTGACAGCACCACTGGCTTGCCACCACCTCCGGCTAACCCTTTATTGGTTAGACCAACACTATCATCAATATCCACAGCATTTTTAAAAAGCAACTGTACATAAACCTGTTGTGAATCAAAAACAACAGTCCCAAGATCGGGATTTATTGGTGAATCGTCAGGGTTAGAAACAAAATCATTGTATTCCTTGCTCTGGGGGTTTATGTAACAATCGTCTTGTTTAACAAAATCCGGATCTCCGATTATACCTACTTGTAAGTTCAGCATATCACCACGTTGTGTTGTATAAATGCTTTTTGCGATATCGCTAACTGCTTGAGAAGACGCATTATCCTGTCTATTAAGTTGCCCTGCATTGTCACTGTTAGCCGAAAGCGATTGGTTGGTTATTGGTTGATCGGCTGGGCCGTTTGACTCAACGGACTTGTTATCGACCTTGTCAGGATTTGCGGTACTATTCTCGTGTGAAATTGTTTTTGCGTTGACTCGAGATTTTTTACCCTGATATGCAGTAATCTGTGTGTAGAATGTACTGTCAAAATCTATACTAAGATTAATAATGTCTTTGTTGTTTCCGGTATAAAAGTATTCATAAGATCTGACAATTTTATCTTTTGTTATTCTTGTAAGTTTAAAATCTGGATGATATGCATTGGCAGCTCTATATTTCTTAATATGGTAAGTTACTTTTTTTGCATAAGCATTACGTTTGCTGTCAAACTCTGCTAGTTCTACATGCGGGATAATCTTATACCAATCGAGATATTTAAACTGTTTAGCTTTTTCTTCTAAAGCTCGAACATCTCGAGCATTTTGGTCCTGTTGTGCTTGATTGCCGGACTTCTTTTTCTTTGCTTCTTCTAGTTTTTCAATGATTTCTGCACTGCTCTTGACTTGATTAACAATATAATCAGATCGTTGCATGAGTCTATCAAGCACCTGAATTACATTGGTCCCGGCCCTAATAGGAAATTCTTGTTTGGTCCTACCATTGGTCAGCAGACCATCTGTGAATGTGCCCTTAAGCCTGGCGTTTGGGTTATTCATTTCTACTGTTCGTGCATCCGTGTCTTCTGGGTGTACAATTTTTGATGTTTCAAATTCTGGATCCAGCACAAATTTTATAACTGCTGGCGGATATTTGAATGTCTTGCTTTTTTCGTCGCCGCTAACATCTGCAAAATAAGCATTGTACGCACCAGGAAACGAGTTGGCCTTGATAAGATATTGATTCTGAAACTCGGCTAACTTTCTTTGTTTGGCCTCTTCGTCTTTCTTTGCATTGCCAGAATTCATACCTCCACCCCAGGAGGTGGTGCCGCTATTCTTAAATGCTGTAAGATCGACGTTGGCTCTGGCTTTATTCGTCTTTAAAACTTCGTCTAGGTTTTGTTCAGTTGCAAGAAACTCTCCCACAGTGCCAGCTAGAACAGCTAGGTCACGTGGCACAGCAGCCACAGTGTTTAGAAATGCAAGATGATTAAACGGTATTGCTCTACACTTGTACTGTGTGCCACTTGCACTTGGTTTGATCTGCATTTCCATGAATTTAATCGGTATACGTTTTTGATCTATAAATGTATTAGGATTACTGCCACTAGGGTTGCCAAGGAAAGTAATTTCTAGTAGATAAGGCTGTTCAACATAGTTTGGGCAACCTCCTACAGTTTCGCAAGCACTAAGCAATCTATCTAAAAACGTAATACCATACGGTTCGGTAATAGTAAAGGTTACGTCAATTGCATTACTGGCTTTTGATCTATTGTTGAGACCAACAACTGTTGTAAAGTCAAGATCATCAATCATGAAGTCTTCTTGAAAGTCCGGTAATCTCCGATCAGTATATCCACCGCCACTGCTGAGTATCACATGCTTTGGCACAAACTGACTTGGTTCTTCGAATGCTGTTTTGAGTTCTTCTTTTGTTAAGAGATACATGGTTAACCGGTACGTGTAGCTTTCATAATCGTGTAATTTGTTTTCGCCACCACCTACCTTTTTACTGTTGTCAACTTTTTGCTCACTCATTGACTTTTGTTCTTTGGCGGGTGCTGGTCCATCGCCTGACCCAACGCTCAATCGATCAAAAAAAGCCTGAACCTCTGGTGCACCTTGTTGAACTTGTCCTAGCAGTACACCAAGATCATCTCCGGACACAATATCTTCAAGGTTTGTAACTGCATCAGCTGATAATCTTTGTAGTTCATCTGCATTCAGCCCACTAAAAGATAGAGCAGGGTTGCCTTCCCCGGGTATTTGTAACGACTGACTGAGTTGCGAAAACTGATCAGGCAAATTACCCAGCTGGTCGGACAATTGCCCTGCCGCTGAATTTATTGCATTTTGTACTTGACCACTTTCTATAGATTGCCCTAAAGCGGCTGTTCCTTGTGATATTGCTTGATCAAATTCACCAAAGTTCGCAGAGCTGATTGCATTCTGCAAATCTCCTGTACCGCCAGCAAAAAGATCTATTCCTGATCCAGTTACGCCACTAATATTGGGAATTTTAAAATTACCAAGTTGTCCCGACTGTGATTTAAGTTGTGTTAACCCTGCGTTTAGTTGCTGTTCAAACTGTAACTGTTGCGAAGGATCAAGTTTGAGTTGGCCCAGTTGTGATGTGATCTCTTGAGACTTTGGTCCAAAGTCTGCCATGATGTTTGACACATCTTGATTCAACAAGGACTGAGCATCTGCTAATCTGTTTGGAAAATCCTCAACAGCAGATGTTATTGCAGTCTGCATCTCCTGTGACTGCTGGGCAGTGAGTAAATTCTGTTGTTGTAACAGCCTGTTTATTCTGTCAAATGGACTTTCTGGTGTATTGGCCATTTACTACACCCCTAGGTCTGCTTGTAGCGTTACTTTCTTGGGAATATAAATTACTTTTCCAGCCCTGAAATCAAACAGAGGATCTTTAAGTACGTCGGGGTTTCTTTGTGCAAAAACCCAGTACAATCTGGCATCATCGTAGAGATGATAGGCCAACACGTCTGGTCTGAACTCATATGTTTTATCAATCTCATACAAAACATCATCTAACTTTGCAGTAATTGGTCTATTGACCATAACATCTAAGAAGTTGCCAAAACTGTCAGTTTGAGAGTACGGACTAGTAACTGAATACCTTACTTTTGCCATTAGATAAATCCTTTGTTGAGTTGGGCGCCACTAGCAAACTTTTGATGATCAAATTTTGTTTGACTCTTTCTACTGTACACTGGTTGCAAGCCTAATGTGATTGTGCTGTTTGTTGGAACTCGTGTAGTGCCTCCTTGGCCTAACATATTACCTAATAGGTTACTATTACGTTGCTGGCCCGGGCCAACAATTGTTCTGGTCTCAATATAATCAACCTCGTTAGGCAGGGAGTGATTAAAAGATGTTAATACACACGGCACGTTTGGAAAATAATGTTTACCGTAACCATTCAAGTACAGTATTGGCGGCGGGGAACCTTGNTAAGCGCCACTGTCGCCGTAAAACATTTTACCTGCGGCCCTAAAGAAGTATACTACTGCCATGAGATAACTAGCGTCACTAGAGTTTTGTACAGAAAAATCACCGGATACTTGCATATCTGACATTTGACTGGACTGGTAATAGTAACTTGCGTAGTTGGTATGTGTTAGTGACTGTGAGCCATAATTGGTTGTGTGGCTTACTGATATAGTAGGCGTAAAAGGAAAAATAACTCCGTCAGTCGCTAGTAGGGGTGACATTATTCCAGGACTGGTTCCTCTATATAGCACACTGGATCCAGGGTTCACGCTTACTCGCACTCGCCAATCTTTATTGGTTCCTGCAAAACTAATGTTATTGGCTGAGTCAGCGGCGTCTTTGGCCAATTCATCAATCTGCTGGTTAATGGAATCACCGAGAAGACCACCACCGATTGCGCTAGTAGCAAGCGGAGCTTCCCCTCCGCCTTTTGCCAAGCCGGATGTTGGCAGTGGATTACTGTTTGCAGAATCCAACAGGTTAATAGTTTTGGCTTGGGAACCGTTGCCGTTAACATTGTCACCAAAGTCCATACCTGTGGCTCTGTTTCTGTTTGGCACTGCTCCTGCGCCTTGTCCTGCTGATCCAACTGCCGGAGCAGAAAATGGTGATATACGTGGCATAATGTTAATTTCCTCTTGCTTTTTAGTTATTTATTTGTTATATTATGTGCATAGATAAAGGATCACCATGAGAAAACAGAATTACCTCAACAACAGAGACATTTTAAAAGAAATACACAAGAGCAAGAAGACGTACTGTAGTTTTTTAACTCCCGAAGACGGCGATTTTGACATCATACTGCCAGGCATTGGTAATATAAACAAAACAAATATTGCAGAAGGACGCAAGTTGCGTGCAGAAAGACTAGGTCGTGCCGCATTTGATGCCGCACAAGCTGAATCATCTACTAAACTTAAACTTGATGAGTTCAAAGTAAACACACGTGATGTACCTGCAACTGATGTTGTGTTCAGGATAATGACCTTCGAGCATGTACCAATTGACCCAACAGGTGGAAAAAAGAAAAAGAAACAAATTAAAGAATTGTTTGCTAACGACCAAGACAGTATAGCTATCGAAGGTCAAGAAGCTGATGACGATAAACCAGTGAAGTACACAAAATGCAACTTCCCACCGTTTTTTCACTATAGAGTTAACGAAGAAGGTGAGCCTTATTTGGTAGGCAAGAGTCACTGGAAAGGCGACATGGACACTGGGGAATTTTGCAAGGAACACGGTGCTATGACCAACAAACTAGCACACATGTTTATGAAACTGTGCGAGCGTTATGCTACACGTAGTAACTGGCGTGGTTATACATATAACGATGAGATGCGTAGTCAGGCATTGTTACAATTAAGCCAGATTGGTTTACAGTTTGATGAATCAAAATCTCAAAATCCATTTGCTTATTACACTGCCGCTATCACTAATAGTTTTACCAGGGTACTTAATATCGAAAAACGTAATCAAAACATACGCGATGACATACTAGAGATGAATGATTTAACGCCCAGCTACACCAGGCAAGGACAAACTGGATGGGGCAAAGGTGGAAAATCATCTGGAACATACAGCGACGGCAACGGAGAATAGTTTGCCAATCTATTAGACCATTGTAATCTTATCTGTTATAATTACTAGATGACTAACCTATTTAAAAAAGCCGCCCTATGCACGGACATTCACTTTGGGCTAAAAAGCAACAGTACTCAACACAACGAAGACTGTTTAAACTTCATCAAATGGTTCACTGCTAAAGCCAAAGAAGAAGGATGTGAAACTTGTATTTTTACAGGTGATTGGCATAACAATCGTGCCAGTATCAATATTGTTACGTTGAACTACAGTCTCAAAGCACTGGAGCATCTAAACAACAACTTTGATCATGTGTTCTTTATCCCGGGCAACCACGACTTGTACTACAGAGACAAGCGTGATGTGCAGAGTGTGGAGTGGGCTAGACACTTGTCCAATGTGCATATCATGAACGATTGGCAACAAGAAGGTGACGTTATCTTTGCTCCATGGATGGTAGGCGAAGACTACAAACGTGTGCCCAAGTATTCAGGCAAGTACATGTTTGGCCACTTTGAGTTGCCCAACTTCTTTATGAATGCCATGGTACAGATGCCCGATCATGGTGAAATCAAAGCAGAAGCATTTGGTGGTATTGAAACTGTGTTCACAGGACATTTCCACAAACGTCAAGTGCAACGCAACATACACTACATTGGCAACTGCTTTCCACACAACTATGCAGATGCCGCAGATGATCAACGTGGCATGATGGTGTTAGAGTGGGGAGAAAACCCAGAATACTTCAGTTGGCCAGACCAACCACGCTATCGTGTATATCAATTAAGCGACCTGCTACAACATACCGAAGCAAGACTACAACCTGGCATGCATGTGCGTGTTGATTTGGATGTAGATATCAGTTATGAAGAAGCAACCTTTATCAAAGAAGAATTTGCGGGCAAGTACAAGTTGCGGGAGATTACTCTTATTCCACAAAAACAAATGTCAGACGACATAAACTTTGATACTCAGGGCAACATCAAATTTGAAAGTGTGGATACTATTGTTACTAACCAACTCAGCAACATCAACAGTGATCAGTATAGTCCCAATATGCTGTTAGACATTTACAGGAACTTATAGTATAATACAGCATGTTTAAAGTAAAGAATCTAACAGTAAAGAACTTTATGAGCGTGGGAAATTCTACCCAGGCTGTTAATTTTGGTCGCAAAGATTTAACTCTTGTGTTAGGTCAAAATTTAGACTTGGGCGGAGACGACACTGGAGCACGTAATGGTACTGGTAAGACTACTATTATTAATGCTCTAAGTTATGCGCTATACGGCGAAGCACTAACCAAGATACGTAAAGATAACTTGATCAACAAGACCAACGGTAAAAACATGTTGGTTACCATTGAGTTTGAGAATAGCGGAGTTGACTACAAAATTGAACGTGGGCGCAAACCAAACACTGTGGCGTTTTACATTGGCGGGCAAGAACAGGACATCACAGATGAGTCGCAGGGCGATTCAAGGCAAACACAAGCAGAAATAGAGCGCATGTTGAATATGAGCCACGACATGTTTAAACATATTGTGGCGCTAAATACATATACAGAACCTTTCTTAAGTCTACGTGCAAACGATCAGCGCACAATCATTGAGCAGTTGCTAGGCATTACCATGCTAAGTGAAAAGGCAGATGTATTGAAAGAGCAGAACAAACAAACAAAAAACGATATTACAGAAGAAGAATATCGTATCAAAGCAGTACAAGAAGCCAATGAACGTGTACAAGAGCAAGTAGAAGCAACACGTCGCAGGCAAACCTTGTGGCAAAACAAAAAACAAGAAGAAGTTGATAAGTTAGCTAAAGCTCTTGAAAATTTGGACAGTATAGACATTGAGGCAGAACTGTCTGCACACGATGCGCTGGATAAACACAGTGCAGTATCCAAAGACATAAGTGAAGCAAATCGCTGGCGTGTGTCAGGGGAGCAAGAGTCTACACGATTAGAGAAGCATATTAAGAGTTTGACTGCGGAAATTGCCAAGTTGGAAAAGCATGAGTGTTATGCATGCGGGCAAGAGATACATGACGAAAAGCATTTAGAAGTATTAGAAAAGAAGAAAGCAACACTAGCAGAAACGGAACAGCAACAGAATGAAAGCAAAGAAAAAGTACAAATTCAAGTTGACAAACTTGCAGAGCTCGGCGACCCAGGGCCAATACCCCATGTGTTCTACGACTCAAAAGAAGACGCGATTAATCACAAAAACACAATCGAAAACTTAACTAACCAGCTTGAAACAAAATTAGCAGAATCTGATCCGTATGAAGAACAGATTACTGAAATGGAAACACAGGCGGTACAAGAAATAGAGTATAGTAAAATAAACTCACTTACCAACACAAAAGAACATCAGGATTTTTTATTAAAACTGCTAACAAACAAGGATAGTTTTATACGTAAGCGCATCATAGATCAAAATTTAAGCTATCTCAACACAAGACTAATACAGTACTTGGATAGGATCGGACTTCCGCATACTGTACAGTTTAATAACGATCTGACAGTAAGTATCGAAGAACTAGGTAGAGAACTTGATTTTGATAATTTAAGTAGGGGCGAGCGCAACAGACTGATACTAAGCATGAGTTGGGCATTCCGTGATGTGTGGGAAAGTTTGTATCAACAAATCAATTTAATGTTTATCGACGAAGTAATTGACACTGGCATGGATGCTAGCGGAGTTGAGAATTCATTAGCGATACTTAAAAAGATGGCACGTGAAGGTAATCGCAGTGTTTGGTTAGTGTCGCACAAGGATGAACTAGCAGGGCGTGTTAACAATGTGTTAACTGTAATAAAGGAAAATGGATTTACTAACTATAGTAATGATGTTGAAATGGGATAATGTTTGCTGTAATACTTACCGTTCCCCGGGTAGCGGCGCTGAGACCAAGTGCGGCTCCGGCCATAATAAAAGGTATAATAAAAAGTAAAGGACTAGAAAGTCAGGTACTGGATATTAACCTGGATTTTCACGACCAATTCGGAAGTCGTTTTTCAGAACAATCTTACAACACAATCGATGACTATTTCTTTAATCATCTGAATCAACTTGATCAACAAGACCAAACGGCATACACAGAATGGATGCAAGACTGGGCTGATCGGATTATACAGATTAATCCGCAATATCTTTTTATAAGTGTGTTTACTTGGCAAGCACAACGATTCACTAGAGACTTCCTAACATTATGGAAAACGCAAAGTAATATACCTGCGATCATTGGCGGACAGGGCATGACCAAAGAAGAAAACGGAAGTTATTCTAACAAGCCTGAGTTTGCACACGAAATGAAGGCGCAAGGGCTAATTGCACACTGGATCAGAGGCGAGGCTGAAACCACTATCCCTGCGATAATCGACGGAAAGTTTGATACACCGGGCATTGATACAGACACCTTAGCAGATAGGAGTGATGTTAACTCGCACAGTTTCTTGGACTTCTCAGACTTTGATATAAAACGATACCACAGTGGGTACGAACAAGGTGTGTTACCTGTAGAGACTAGCAGAGGTTGTGTGCGAAATTGTGTATTTTGCGATATCCCAACTTGGCACGGAAAGTTTAGGTACAAAAACGGTACTAAACTCAGCAACGAACTAATACATTACTACGAAAAGTATCAAGTGAAAGACTTTTTCTTTCACGACGCATTATGCAACGGTAGTGTAAAAGACTTTAAGTTGTTTAATCATAACTTAATGGATTACTACACACAAAACAATTTACCAGAGCGACACTTTAAATACAGCAGTCATTACATTGTTCGTAGTGAACGAATAATGCCCGAAGAAGATTTTAAGTTTATGGGATCAGCAGGTGCTGAATGTATGGTAATTGGCGTCGAGTCCGGGAGTGATCGTGTTAAGGCAGACATGCGTAAAGGCTTTAACAACGCTGACTTAGATTATAATATGAAAATGTTTAGTAAGTACGGGATCACTGTGTACTTGTTACTGATTGTAGGATTTCCCACAGAAACCAGAGACGACTTTAACGAAACACTAACAATGTTAAAACGTTACCAGCCTTATGTTGCTGACGGGACTGTAATTGGTGTTAATCTTGGCACAACATTAACCATTGAAGAAGGATCACCAATTTACACAGATTATTCAAAACTAAACATAGTAGGCACAAATGGTAATAGACCGCAAGGCCCAGATTGGCTTTGCGAAACAAACCCAACTTTGACCTATAAAGAGCGTATTATGCGCAGAATCGAAGCACAGGAGTATGCTACTAGTTTAGGTTATACTTTCTGGAAAGGCGATGATCAATTGAAGTTACTAATGGATAACTATACCACAAGATTACACAAACTAGCAGGAGTAATACACTAGTGCAAGTTAGTTTAGATATTGGATTCAATGTAGGTAGAAAACTAGGCGACCCCAATGTTAAAATATTAATTGACGACTATGTTGTGTTGTACGAAGGATCTGCTGTTGACCAGTTCTCCAGAGTCATTGACTTAAATGCCGGCGAACACGAACTTAAGATTGTACATCACGGAAAGACAGATCAAGATCATGTATTAGATGATCAAGGTAATATTCTCGTAGATAAATTTATTAATATTGATACTATGGCCATTGATGGAATTAAACTAACTGATAGAGAATTGCACACAGGAGAATTCTGGCCAGTATACAGTTTAAGTTACGTTGAGGATATGCAGGAGTTACCAGACAGTATTTGCCCTAACTTGTATCTGGGCCACAATGGAACTTGGAGATATAAATTTTTTGCTCCTTTTACTGATTGGATAATTCGCGAGCGCAAACAAGGCCCACAACTTGACGATACAATCTTTAAAAGTAGTCAGCAAACACTAGACGACGCAAAGAATTTCTTCAAAAACATACGAGAATTATGAAAATTACTTTTAAAATTGAGTGCGGATTGGTTTATAATCAAGGACCTTCAGTTGAAGTGTGCATCAATGATCAACAGGTTACAGACCAAACATTAACCCAGGAAAATCTATTAGAATACACTGTCGACAACACACAAGACACAGTTGTCAAGATACTTCACAAAGACAAAACAATCAGAGACACTGTGGTAATAGATAATCAAATTGTTGCAGACAAGTGGTTAAAAATAACCACATTGTGGGTAGATGATATACTCTTGAATAATATATTATGCACTGCAGACTGTGCCGACGGCGATGCAGATCGTCTACGGTCAGACAGTTTATACCTAAACGGATATTTGACCTATAAGTTTCCCAAGGACTTTTTCAATTGGTATTACGAGTTTATAAAAAACTTAGATTTACAGTACATAAAAAATCATACTGACTCCGAAGCAGAGCAAAAATACCTTGGTTATAATCAAGAAAGCTCAGCTCTGCCGGAAATACACCAGATACTGGAGCATCGTGGATACAGTACTACTAGTTAACTTGCCAAGACAGGATGCAGAAAGAGCGCCGGCAGTGATTGCTGGACTTGCTGGCATCTGCAAAAGCATTGATGCGGACTATGAAGTTGCTGACTTGAATCTCCAGACCATAAGAGCGGCAACATCAGAAGAGTGGAGAGAGTTCCAGGACTGGCTTAGTTATTTTTCAACAGAGTGTTCTGACAAGATACTACAGGGATTTAAGGATTTGGTAGTACAGCATTTACCAAAACAGCACTTTAGTATTATTGCAATAAGTTTATTTACATACGAAACAATACGTAGTGCGCACTTGGTACTGCCGTTGCTACGACAAGCATATCCAAATAGCAAAATTGTAGTAGGAGGACACGGAACTGATTTTTCAGACAAAGATAACAATGATAGACCTTTCTACAAAGTTGTTCTAGAAAACAAACTAATAGATGCTTACATATTAGGCGAGGCAGAAGCAAGTTTCAAAGAGTATATACTAAATTATAACACCTGGGTCAACACCAATCACAAACACCAGATTAGCAATCTAGATACCATGCCGTTTGCTTGCTATGATAAAATACTACCACAACAATACTTACACACTGGTGTAATTAGTACTTACATTACAGGCAGTAGAGGTTGCGTTCGTGATTGTAGTTTTTGTGACGTAAAGTTTATTTGGGATAAGTTTAGATATAGAAGTGCGGAACATATATTTGAAGAAATACTTCAGCATCATTTGAACTACGGTACTATGCATATTGAATTTACTGACAATTTGATCAACGGAAGTCTAACAGAATTTAAAAAACTTAACCAACTGTTAGTATCTGCACACAAAAAGTATCCCAGTTTAAAAGAATTAACATACTTGGGAGATTTTATCTGTAGGCCAGCAAAACAATTCACAGAAGAGGATTATCGCTTAATGAGTTTAGCCGGCGGCAAAGATATAATTGTTGGTATAGAAACATTCAGCGAGCCTGTTAGATATCATATGGGTAAAAAGTTTTCAAACGAAGATATTGACTTCCATTTATATGCATCAGGAAAGTACGGAATTAAGAATACGTTTTTGATGCAGGTTGGCTATCCCACTGAAACTATTGATGATCACCAAACCAATTTGGAATATCTTAAAAAATATCAAAAATACGGATTGTCTAAGGTTATCAAACTAATTAGATGGGGATTTACTACCGGAATACTTCCAGGTAGCCCGTTAGATGTAAAATTCAGGCACACATTACCTCTTGTCAGCTCAGAAAACGAAACAGAGGTTTACGGAGAATCACAATGGACTGCGCCATCTAATCCTACACTAAATTATAGCGAACGTGCCAGGCGTAGAATAGAACTGCATTATGCTACAAAAAAATTACGATACAATCAGCCAAGGGTACACGATGAATTTCTTAGTATACTTGCTACCCTTAAAGGAAGAACACCTCCCAAATTGGATGAACACTAATGTTAACTTATAATTCTGTCAGCGAGTATCAGATTGAAATAACCACATACTGCAATGCGGCTTGCCCGCAGTGTCCACGTAACCTCTGTGGTTATGGGAAGAATCCACACATGCCACTGGTACATTTAGATGCAGATGTCATCGATAATGCGTTTACTCATGACCTGTGCAATAGACTAAGACAAGTGTTTTTCTGTGGCAGTTACGGTGATCCTATCATGCACCCTAAATTTTTAGACATACTGAGAAAGTTTAGACAGAAGAATCCAACACTATGGTTATACTTTCATACCAATGGCGGTGTACATAACGAAGACTACTGGCAAGAAGTAGCAGATATAATGGCAGGCTACGGACAGATAGACTTTGGCATAGATGGTATAGGCGACACGTTAGGCTTGTATCGCAGGAATGTTGATTATGACAAGGTTATTCGCAATGCCAGGGCTTTTATTGACCACGGTGGTCGTGCGCAGTGGAATTACATAGTATTCAAGCATAACGAACATCAAGTTGAGCAGGCAAAACAACTAGCACAAGAGTACGGCTTTTTCAACATACTAGTGCGCAAAACCGGGCGTTTCTTTGATCACAAAAATTTAGTTGAATTCAACAGTTGGCCTGTGTATAATAGCAAAGATGATGTAGCATATTATCTTGAACTGCCCAAACAGAAGCAATATAGAAATGACAGTATGCTAGGCTTAACTAGATTAAAGACAGAGTATCCNAATATTAAGGATTACTTTGCAAAAACAGAAATTGCGTGTGATGCAGAAATAGGCAACAAGGTAGCAGTAAATGCAGAAGGTGTTGTGTTACCTTGTAACTTTTTTAATCACAATTTATATGATCTAAGATTTCACGACACAGACACACTGCCACGGGCTAATGCACTCAGTGGACAGCCTAATCAAGTTAAAGAATTTTTAGATCAGTACGGATTAAACAATTTGTCTATTAGAAACAATAGTTTAGCAGACATATTCAACAACAAGTTCTGGGAAGATTTGCACAGTAGTTTTACAAGCAAAAGACTATTCGAGTGTGCAATGACTTGCGGTAAACGTTTAACAAAGGTCTGGGACCAAGGAGGAAATCGACGATGAAGGTATTAATAACAGGCGGCAACAGGGGATTAGGCAAACACCTAGTGGAAGTGTTTGATACTACTGACGGAATCAGCAGAGATAACGGATTTGATATCACAAAAAACATAGACGACATTGCGGCTCGTAGTACAGAGTACGATGTGGTTGTCAACAATGCGTTTGACGGACCGCCGCAAGAGGACTGGGCTAACTTTGGTCAGACCAACTTGTACATGAAGATATACGACACATGGAAAGAACATAACAAAACAGGTTACATCTTTAATATCGGTAGCATAGGTGAGCAAAGTATTGTTGCACCTGAACCACGTTGGGAAACATATAGAGTCAGCAAAGCCGCCTTATCGCATGCTAGTAAGCAAGGTACACAAGCATTTAAGCAAAACACAGTACCTTTCAGGACCACTCTTATAACCCCTGACAGATTGGATACTGAGCTAAGCCGTAGTAGACCAAACTGGACCGGTAACGGTATAAACCTGGTAGACATTTCAAATTTTATCAAGTATGCTACACAAACACAAGATAATACTTGCATAGAGGAGATAGTGATTTACTGTAATTACGACCATGAGTGAAATTGTAAAAGTTGAGCCAGTGACCAGTGGTATTTTTTATATCACATGGACCATACAGTTGCGTTGTAATTACGACTGCATGTACTGCGGACCTATGCGGCATAGTGTTGATGAAGAAATGCCCAGCTTGGAACAACTAAAATCTCAATGGATACAGATATTTGCAAAAACAAAACATCGTAAGTTATTGTATCAAATAGTGTTTAGTGGCGGGGAACCAGTTGTTAATAAGGATTTCCTACCGTTCATTGATTGGTTGCATGAAAATTATAGCGAATATTTGTACGAAACTGGGCTAATAACTAACGGTAGTGCTAGCCAAGATCATTACTTAAAACTGTTTAAAAATTTAAACTATATTACATTCTCGACTCACACAGAGTTCATGGATGTGGAAAAGTTCTTCGCTACAGCAAAAACTTTATCAAGGTACAGCAGGACCAACAACGACAAATATTTTATGGTAAACATAATGCACGAGCCTTGGGCTAAGAATACAGTACAAGACTTTATTACCCGTTGCAAGCGGTCAGGTATTAATTATAGCGAAACAGAACACATTCTCATGTCCAGGAGGACAAGAGATTATCCAATATTTAAAATAAAAGAATATGACTAAATTTAAGGCTGACAATAACTACAACTGCCGTGTATACTACAAAGATGGTGATGTTGTTAATATCTTCGCAGATAAGTTGCGTAACACCAACACACATCAATTTAAGGACTGGGTATGTGACGCAGGGTACTCAGGAATTTATGTTCACTCCAATGGAGATGTTTGGAGTGGAGAATGCGAAAATGATTTCTTGGGCAATTTAAACGACAACAGTTTTAAGTTGTTAGATGGCCCAGGGCAATGCAAAAGGAAATTTTGTACAACCAACATCGGAGAGCTAAGTATAACAAAATCTAAATTAGAATGACATGGCTTTTCGAATCAGAAGAAATAGAAACACTACCTGAGGATTGCGTAGGATTTGTCTATTTGATAACAAATTTGACAAATAATCGTAAATACATCGGGAAGAAACTTGCACGGTTTAAAACCAGCAAGCCACCTCTTAAAGGTAGGAAAAACAGACGCCGGGGAACAAAAGAAAGTGACTGGCGCGAATATTATGGCTCAAACGACGAACTCAACAAAGACATAGAACAACTAGGCACAGAAAAC